CTTAACCGCACGGTGAGAGTGTTTACAAAGACAGAAGCTATTAACAAGCCTCTGCATGATGAATATCCGCGATTCAACGAGATTGATCGATCAGGCTCTGTTGGATATCCCTATCTCCGGCTTCACGCTGGAAGAACATCTAAGGGAGACTATCTCTATCAGAACGAACAAAATCTTCAGTGGTACTTTCGAGATGATCCCGCTTCACGCGAAATCTCAACCTCTGTCGACAAGATCATTGCTGATGCTAAATATGGAACGGAGCACATCATTCCGTTCATTGCCTATCTGAAAGACGAAGTTGTAAAGAAGAAGAAGATCTATGATGTAAATAACCGCAAGACACGTGTGTTCTTTTCAGGACCCATGGACTACCTTCTTGCTTACCGCATGTACTTCGGTGCAGCACTCGGTCGCATGACAGAAATGCATAGTTTGATCCCGCCCAAAGTTGGCACATCCTCGCAGATGCGAGATTGGCATACTATGGCATTTACCATGCTCCGTGTATCTGATCAGGGGTTCGCCTCTGACATGAAAGGATTCGACTCTGGCATTCCAAAGATTTATATGCAGCGCATGCCGTATGTCTTCAATGAGATCTATCGTAGATGCTCGAAGCCCGGCGATTGGAAACCAGAAGATGATCAAGTGCGTGAAACTCTCCACTCCGCATTTGAGGGAGCCTATGTGATCTGTGGACAACGAGTTTATAAGCTCAATCAAGCACAGATATCTGGCAATCCCGGAACAGCGCCTGAGAACTCAATCATCATGTGGGCACTTTTCTTCATGGCATACATGCGCCTAGCGAAGAAGTACGCCCCACAGTATGCAACCTACCAATGGTTCCGCAAGTTTGTCGCACTCTGCATTTATGGTGATGATAACGTGTGCACAGTAGCTCCAGAGATTCAATCATGGTTTCACTTTAACTCTTTCAAAGAGGAAGCGAGGAAACTAGGATTCCAGGTTACAGATGCTGCCAAAACTGGTGGCGAAGTTCCTAACTTGGTTCCATTCGAAGAACTGGAGTTCTTGAAGCGCACCTTCACCTATACGCAAGGCTGGTGGACCGGGCCTCTTGAGAAGGAATCGATTGCTAAATCCCTTCACTGGGTACAATCTAAGCCCGGCTATGAAGTAACAACAACTGACTGGCCAATTGTGACTGACAAATCGTTGGTACAACAGAACATCGAGCAGAATATGCCTGAGGCAGCCCTTCACGGAAAGGCATTCTATGAAGAACTTCGTGATACTATACTCAAGCAGTGTAGTACGCTTGGGATCATACCTATGATTCCATCCTGGCCTGAAGCCTTCGCCAGAATGGGTTATAATGTTGCGGACTACTAGTCTGTCGACTTTCGCCCAAAGTGTTTGTCGCTATATGTATGTATAAATTTAAATAAAATTAACACAGTGTATAACTACAATAATGCCGGCCCTCGGAACAGCTATGGCCAACGGGGAGGAGGGTATGATTACCTCCAATGCACCCCGCCAGGATCCGCAGGCAACTGCAAACAATCCTGGAGAGCTTGATCATTCAACAGCAATCGAAAATGTCGAATTCTTGCTCTATCGTGATTACATCTTCTTCAACAGATATACAATCGACACAACAATGCTGCCCGGACACGTATTCGCCATCATGCCAATCCATCCCAAATATTCTCATCAATACGTTCGACACGTTTCCGAGATGTTCAATGCTTGGAACGGAACCATGGGTATCCGCACCCGGTTCATGGCCAATGCCTTCAATGGCGGTTCCTTCAGAATTGGCTGGCTCCCTCCCAATCTTTCCCAAGACCAGATTCGACAGATGCCTCTTGCTACTCTCACTGCCTATCCTAACCAAGATCTCGATCCTAAGAACACCGATTGGGTACACTACAAAGCAGCGGATGAGCGCAATGTGCTCTTCCATTGGATGACTGACGAAATTGAACCCACACGCCCCGAAACTTTCGGCGGCTATATCGTCATGTACGTCGTAGGCCCACTTGTCACAGGACAAGCACAAATCGGATCTGTTACGATGGTGGTGGAAGCAGTAGGAGAATTCTTCTTCGCCCAACCAGCTCCCCTCTTCAAGGATATCTCTCCCTCTCAAACTGGCCCGCTTCAAGGCCCTGCCCTGGAAGATCTCTTCGATTCAATCTATTGCGATGACTTTACGG